ATGAAGCTCGATGAGTTAAACATTATGTTCATCCCGGATAAGCAGATAATCCACGCAGGAAAGTTGACAATACTCCACGGGCATGAGTTAGGCGCATCGGTATTTAGTCCTGTAAACATCGCACGTGGTTTGTTTTTACGTGCAAAGGACAGCGCATTGTGCGGACACCACCACCAAGCCAGTGAACATACCGAGCCTAACATCAATGGCAAGCTAACAACGTGTTGGAGTGTGGCGTGCTTGTGCGAGTTGCACCCTGACTACATGCCCATCAACAAACACCACCACGGATTTGCACACGTGCGGGTGATGGACACGGGAGAATTTGAAGTGAACAACTATCGCATAGTCAATGGCAAGATTCGTTAAATGAAAAAGACCCCACCGTTGCAGGGTCTTTTACAATCAAATAACAAAAAACAATTTAAAGACGGTGTATTGATTACACACAAAACCGAGGTAAATATAGCACAATGAAACGCAAGCCACATCCAAAAGTTGTACATCGTAAGTTAGGTAGAGAACGTGCGGATGGTTTGTACTGCGATAACGTAATTGAGATAGACCCAACGTTACCACCTATGCGCTACCTTATTGTGTTGATCCATGAGTATCTTCATCACATTCAACCTGAGTGGAGTGAGGAGAAGGTGGATGCTGAAGGTGAGGCACTGGGTAGGTTTCTTTGGAAGCATGGCTATCGCAAGGTGCAGCAATGATGCGCCCGCTACTAAGGATAAGAAACCTATTCATCGAGAAGCCCTGCTGTTATATCGCCAAACCTATCATATAAATCTGCAATCTTATCACTTACTTCTTCAACGTGTTCACCGTACTTGTATTCTATGCGCATCAAATCCATGATGTCTTTAAGCGCATCCTTATACCGGGCAGCGTTAAGGGTGTAGTTGTATTCTACTTGTTCATCAGGTAGGTTGAATGTTAGTGTTGCTTTCATCTTGTTGGGTTTTATTTGGTAGTCCTGATTCACCATCTCTATATCCATCATTATATGAATCATGGATGTGGTTCATTTCAATCGTTTGCGCTGCGTTCAATAGGCCTTCCATTTCTGCCCATGTCATGCGTATGGCTTGACCTTTGAACCTGCGCTTTAAGGTTAGGTGCAATCTGCGAATAGCTGTTTCTTTTTTCTCTTGTGTCATTGGTTCTGTCTTATAAATAATTCTTGTTTAATTCGTAGCAAGATGCGATAGATTTTGTCCTGCTCTCGCACATTTGCGGCAACCATTGCCAGGTACTTATGCCTTAACTCGCGCAGTTCATCACCGGTCAACAGGCTCATTTGCTTTCGCGTCATGCTTGTTCAATTTTAGCAGTTCATTCTTCACGTGCATGTAGTAAGCTTTAACGCTGTAATATTCACCTGTGCCTTCAAAGTCATTTACAATATCATCAGGTGCGTAGGTTAGTGCTTCATCCACTGCGTGCAGTGCTGCGTTGATTGCTTTGATATGCACCAGTGCGAGTTGCCCATGCTGCTCATCGCCTTCGACTATATCAAAATAGTTCGAGTACAGTTGCCATGCTTTATCTTTTGCTTTCATATTTTTCTATTGCTTTAAATATTTTATAAACCACGTTTGGCACTACCGCGTTCCCATAGGCCTTCACGCTCTCGGATTGCCACTTTGAAAAGGTAATTCCGTCCAACTCGGTGGGAAGCCCATCATCTCCGCCACAAATCGGGGGTTCAGTTGGAAAATTTTCCCAGTATTTCCCCTGTTGATGAAGCCACCTAAATCGCTTCCTTGCCAATTTTTGGACGGTCGCGCAGGTGTACAATCGCTCTTTATTGGTGTTGGCAACATCTGCTCGCTCATCATTCGCGTTAACGTCATTGAATGCATGGAACCCGGTTTGACCTGTGTGCTTTTCATATTCGCTGTTGCATTGGTTGAATCCATTGCCGTTACAGTAGGCAACAAACCAAACTCGCTCTCGTTGGTGTGGCGCATTGACCGCGCTCGCAGGTATAATAAAGGGCGCGACTTGATACCCAAGATTTTCCAAGTCAGCACACACTTCGTCGAATACCAACCCTCCATTCCAATTAGTAAGGCCGCGAACGTTCTCGCCCACAACGTAACGCGGGGCAATTTCTCTAATTGCTCGCAACATCTGAGGCCATAAATGGCGTTCGTCTTCTTTTCCGAGTCGCTTTCCAGCGGCTGAGTATGGTTGACATGGGAAGCCTCCGGTGAGAACATCAATTGTGTTTGCATATTTTGTAAAGTCTGATTTTGTAATGTCGGTAAATAGTTCGGCATTTGGCCAGTAATGTTTTAGGACACGTTGCCCGAATTCATTCCATTCACAATGGAACTTATTTTCCCAACCCATCCATTCGGCTGCTAAATCAAAGCCACCTATACCGCTAAATAGTGAGCCGTGTGTCATACGTTCAAAGTATTAAGGTATTCACGCCACATAGGTACACGCTCCTGAAGCTTTGCGATTGCTGCCTCATCAAACTCAACAACCTTTTCGTGTATGCGTTCCTGCACTGGTATGTCATACGTCCATTCCATGCGGTGCGATTCCAAATCTGCATCCGGGTAATCGCGCATGAACTGCTCCATGTCGTATATCATGTTGCGCTCAATGCTCTGTGCCTTCTTAATGAATGTAGGGTCACCTTGTGGATCAATAAGATTCAGCCTGCGCGATAGTCGATACTTCTCGTCGTTAATCATTTCGATAGGTGCATTGACCAGCACATAGCAGAAGGTTGCGGTTGGTGCGCCTGTTAGCCACATGTACGCTTGACCTTGCCAGTAGTAGTCTTTACTAATGTCATTCTGCTTTGCATCCATGAAGGTGTGGATGTCCCAACTGCTTTTGATATCAGGCACGTTCAGACACTGGTCGTTTTCATCGATGATGAGTAAGTCAGGTGTACCAACTACAAATTGATTGCGAAACTTCTGCTCATTCTTGAATACAATTTGCTTGCGCTCACGACGCCACATGTCGATAGCGTCATTCTCAACAGCCAAACCTTTCTCGATGTACTTGTTGCTTATCTCTTTGTAGCGTTTGTACTTCTGCTGTACATAGACTTCCAGTAGTGCGCTCTTTGTGGTTTCGCTAAGACCTGTTTTAGTCCTCGCGTCAGTCATCAACTTACCAAGTTGTGACGCTCTAAATAATACGTTATCCATTGTGTTATGTTGTTATTGATGGTCAAATATACAACTATTCGGAAATTCCGAACTGTTGCTTTTTGTTATTGATTTCGTCGCTTACCTCTGCAAGCACTTCAGGACTGCATGCCTTGAAGATTTTAGCAAGTTGGTTGATGTCGGTTGAAGCTGCGATAAGTTCACGCACATACTGCACATCCTGCTCATGCCCACGACCAAGTGCACCTTTCAACTTGAATGGCTTGTAGGTGTCTTTGTTCTTGCGGTTAAGGTCACGGCCAAACACTTTGCCTAATGACAATGCTGCGTTTTTAAGGCACTCTGCTTTGAGTTTACCAAATGCCAAGTCCATAGCGTTGGCTTTTTTATTATCGGGGTTTAATGCCCATCTATTACGATCGCTGCCGAACACGTTGTCAGGCACTTTGTCCACCATGATAATTACAGATGCTGCCCCGGTGCGCTTTAGTTCGTAGCCGCTAATGGGGTGAATGACTACTAACTCCATTGATGCCTGCACTTCATTAGCTAATACCGACCACTTAAAGTTCTCAGTTCTCCAGTGTCCGAAGAATAACTCATCGAGTGTTGTTTCAACGTGGCTAATGACTAATGTTTGCGCCTTCTTGTCGGGCGTAGATTCAACGCCTAGCGGGTCGGGTTCTGCGTTAAGCATCTGCTGAAACTTCTGCAATGCTTCAAGATTGTCTTTGTGAAAATTCATGTTGTTATTGATTTGATTAAATTACTTAGCAAGGCAATCATTTAATTCTTGGCAGTAAGAAAGAACAGCGAAGATTACGATGATGGCTACAACGTAGCGGAGGATAGTAGATACTGATTTCATGTGTATTGTTTTTAAATTGATAGGGCGAAGATAGTGCAAGTAGTTACACTCACCCTGTTAATAATTGTTAAAATTGAGGAAGGCTACGCCCAACTATAGCTGCCGTAGTTCGGGAATAGTTCGAAGTACATGCGCATCATGATAGCATCAGCGTAGTCAGGTGACTTGCCATGCATGCGTGCTATTTCCTCTTTGCTTATCACAGCGAGTTTGCCGTCTGCTTCAGGTTGCCTGCGGCGTATCATATCCAGTTCCTGAACAATCACATCCCGAAACTGATTCACTTTGAAGATTACTTTGTTTTGCTCAATGAGTTCTGCAAGCTTGAAATAGCATTCAGCCTTTTGGTTGGTGTATCTATCCGATTGCTTAGCACGCCCACCATTGAGAAAGCCTCGACACTTCAGGCTATCTACCACGCCACCACCAACACCATCTTCATCGCAGATCACGTTGGATAGTTTGATGCTGTGCTTGTCGCATAAGTGGCGTATGGTAGAAACAACTGTTGTTATTGGTTGCTTACGCAGCTCGTGAATCTCCATCAACTGCAAACCATGCCACACGCAAATGACACTACGGTCTTTTCCAAGGCGTGCGATGTCGGCACTGATGTACTTATCACCTTTCGCTTCTTCTTCCCGGAAGCAGCGCAATAAATCTTCATAGTCATATATCCAGTCAATGCTCTCGTCATAATCCCAATCACCTTCAAGCAATCGCTTGCGGTCTGCTTCAGGAAGACGCATCATTTTGGCTTCATAGACTGCATCAGGACTTATTGTGTTATCCTTGAGCAACGCCTCTACAAATGCTTTGTGTGGTGGCAATAAATCCTTTTTCCAAGGATACCAAATGTCATTGTATAACCAACCTTTTGATGGGTTACAACTCATCAACCCTTTTGGTATTCCACCAACTAAATTATAACGTACACGTGTATCAATAATATCTACTGCCTTCTTTGTCATTTCGGCAACCTCGTCTAAGAAGTAATCAGTAATTTCAAGTGATCCAAATCTATGGAAATCGGGGTCACTGGGTGTTGCTGCCATGTCCATTAAGATTGTTTCGCTACCATTAAACCAACGAATCATATTTAACTGACCATTGTATGTGTAGTGTTCACCTGCCTTTAATCCCATTTGCGTACATATCTCCCAAAAGCGAAGCATAGTAGATAGTTGAAGCTTCTTTAATTCAGCACGACCTATCAAACCTCTTGTATGTGGATGCTTTAACCTACGCACGATTTGCCAATAACATCCAAGCCATGTTTTACCTCCATATACACCACCACCATACAGCACCTGTTCTACATTGCTTGATGTAGAAAGGTGTCGTAGGGCTTGCTCTTGTTTACTATTAAATCGTGCTTCGTACATTAAAACGGCAAATCGCCTGTGCCTTGTGAATCGTCTACTTCTTCACGCTTTACGAGTGGTTCGCTCATCTTGCCTGAAAAGAACTTGCCACTCTTGCCTTCTTTAACCCACGCAGCAAGTCGCATCTTCTTTCCGTTGACCATAATTTCACCAGTGTACTGCGGCCCGTTGTTCGCCACGTTGTTGTTCTTGAATAGGGTGAACTGTCCCTCTTGCATTTGATAGTTACTCATTGTATTAATTGTTGATTATTGCGATATCGTCTACCATTAGGCTTATTGTGGTCTTGCCATTGAAGTCTGTTGTTTCCACTACTTCAAACCATTCGTGGTCGATGCTATGCCCGTTGACAAAGCCAACGTACACTTCTACATGATCCGGGTACTGCGCAAGCTTATCCCACAATTCACCTATTGTCATAGCTTATATTCATCTTTGTCGGTTAGCAAATGTAACTCTTCAAAGATAAGACGCATTGCGAT